GCGACCTTCTGCACGGCGTTGATCGCCGCCTGCTCCAGGTGGGCGATGGCCTCCGGGAAGCGGTTGCGGGTGACGATGAACTGGGCCATCAGGCGAGGCGCACGCACTCGGCGCGGGTCAGCAGCTCCCACGTCTGCGGGGTGCGGATCTCGGCGACCTCGAAGGTGCCGCCGGAGATGACGATGCGGTCGGTGCGCTGCACGTCGGTCCCCTGCGGCATCACCACCACCCAGTTCGACTCGCCGATCGCCCGGCCGCCCTGCTGGCGCTCGCCGCCCTGGCGGAGGGTCACCGGGTCGATGCGGGCGCTGACGGTGCCGGAGGCGGCGTAGGTGCGGGTGGAGCCGCCCATCCCGTCCGTGGTGCCGGTGGACCGCTGGATGACCGCTGTCCCAGCGAGGGTCGTCTCGACCACGTCCCGCATCAGGGCGATGTCGCCCGCGTCGAGGAACGGCATGGCGACCTCCTAGGCCGCGAGCTTCATCCGGTCGGCGGCCGCCAGCATCGCGGCGTCCACCATCACGTCGATGGGCGTGTGGCCGCAGATCCCGGGCAGGGCGGTGGGGAGCTTCGACCCGGCCGCCGCTTCACGGAATGAAGCGCCATGTTCGGCGCGGGGGTCGATGCTCGTCCGCTCCCGCGACAGGGACAGGGGGTGCTCGACGAACATCCGGGCGAGTCCCGTCATCGTCACCGCGTTGTCCGGTGAGGCCGCGTCGATCGGCTGGCCCGTCCACGCGCTGTCGGCGTCTGGGAGGTCGAGAAGGTCGAGGATGCCCTCGGCTATGTCCCGCACCGCCATGAACGCCCTGCGCTGCGTTCCGGGCCGGTACACCGTCACCGGCCGTCCCGCCGCCGCCTGCTCGGCCATCCGGGGGAAGACGAACCCCTTGGATGCTGCCTGCCGGGGGCCCGTCACGTTCCACGGCCGGATCACCGCCGTCGGCAGACCAGACTCGGCGTGGTGACGGCGGGCGAGCTGCTCGGTGACGACCTTCCCCACCGCGTATTCGCTGCGGTGCGACCAGTCGTCCGGGACCACCAGGGACCCGCCGGGGTGGACGGTGCCGTACACCTCCGAGGAGGACAGGGCCACCAGGCGGGCGTTGCAGCGGCGGGCGATGGCGATGGCCGCCTGCGTCGAGGTGTAGCACTCGTCGAGGACCCGCCGGCCGAGGATCCCCACCGGCCCGACGGGGGCGGCGCAGTGGACGATGACGTCCGGGTGGTGCTGCCCGTGCGGCCAGTTGGCGGCGAAGTGCTCCACCGACACGAAGTCGTGCGTCCAGCCGCGTTCGATGTGGTCGACGACGTTGCCGGAGCGGTCGTCCACGATGTGCAGGGTCCAGCCGCGTTCGGCGGCGCGGTCCGCGACCTCCGAGCCGATGAGCCCGAGGCCCCCGGTCACCATGAGCCGCATCACGCCTCCACCGGGGAGAGCGCACGGTCGGCGACCGCCTGGAGGAACGCGGCCCGGTCGGCGCCGGAGCGGCGCACCACCCGATCCCGCCCCACCGTCCCCTCCAGGTGTGTGAGGGTGTAGCCGCGGGACACCCGGACCTCCAACCCCTGCTCGCGGACGGCCCAGGCGAGCCAGTCGTCGGCGTAGTAGCCGATCCTCGGGCACGGCCGGATCGCCGTCCACATCTCGTGCCGCATGAACGGGAAGGGCGAGGTCCCGCAGACCGTGTCGTTGCCGCACTCGGGCAGGAGCATCCCCCCGCCCATCGTCCCGCAGGAGTGGAGGGATCCGTCCACGTTGACGATCCTGGGGCTCGGGTAGATGCCGAACCGCACCGCCTCCGCGGCGGCCTCCAGCGCCCCCGGGTGGGGTTCGACGTCGTCGGCGGACAGGTGGATGAACTCGACGCCCTCGACGTTCAACGCCGCGTCGGCGCCGTCCCCCCACGCCTGGCCGATGGTCGGCCGGTCGCGGACGGTGATGATGGTCACCTCGGAGCCGCACGCCCGGTAGGCGGCGACGGTCCGCTCGTAGAGGGCTTCGCGGCCTCTGATGGTGGGGATGACGACGGCGATCACGCCGCCACCTCGACCGGCGGCAGGTCGCCTGCCGCCTCGGCGTGGATCCGCTCGGCGCACTCGTCGAAGAACGGGCCCCAGAACTCGCGGGTCACCATGTCGGCGTCGTAGCGGGCCGCCACCTTCGCGGCCGTGTCCCGGCGCCGCTCGTCGGTCATCCGGCCGGCAGACCAGTCGTCGAACGCCTCCTCCAGGGCCGCCTCGATCGCGCCGACGCGGGGCTTGAACTGGTAGGCGGCCTGCGGCGTCCACCAGCGGTCCGCCTCATCCTTCGGCACGAGCCATCCGTCGAGGCAGAGCTCCGACATGGCGGTCCAGTCCCCGAGGACCACGGGGGTGCCGCACGCCTGCGCCTCCACCGGCGGGACGCCGAAGCCCTCTCCCATCGCGACGTTCATCAGCACGTCGAGGCTGGAGAACATCCCGGCCATCCACTCGGGCGGAAAGCCGATGGTGTTCTGGTACTGCTCGCACACCCGGACCGCCTCCGCGGGGATGCCGAGGTGGTCGACGTACTCGGCGATGTTCACCCCCGTCATCTCGGTGCCGACGAAGGTGTGGAGGTAGAGCATCGCCTCCGGGTGGCGGCGGTGAAGGCGGGCGAACGCCTCCAGCATCTCCGGCCACGACTTGCGGGACGGGAACCCCTTGTTCGCGGCGACGATGCCGACGACGAAGCGATCCTCCGGGAATGTCCGCTGGGCGCGCTCGGCGGCCCGGTCGGCAACGGGGCGGTAGACGGTGGTGTCGATCCCGTGTGGGACGTAGCGGACGTCGAGGCCGGCGTCGCGGGCCATCCGCTCACCGAAGCGCGAGAAGACGACCGGCTGCCACGCCTTCTCCACCTGCCGCAGGACGGCGGCGGGGATCGGCTCCGAGTCGATCGGGAACCACGGCACCCAGCGGTGACCGCGTGCCTGGATCATGTCGGGGTTCAGGACCCAGGCGTCGAACAGGGTGAGGATCAGGTCGGCCTTGAAGTGGTCGGCGTGCTGCGGCAGGACGTCCTGCGACAGCCCCTCGAAGCCCGCCGGGTAGCAGGGGATCCCGTTCCAGGTGAGCATCCCGCCCTGCAGCCCGTAGATGGAGGTGAGGGCGACGTCGTGTCCGAGCATCTGCCGCCACCGTGGAGCGAAGGTGGCGACCTGCACGCCGTAGCCGGTGCTGGCCCACGGCATGTTCGAGTGCATCATCAGACGCATTCGGCTGACCTCCCCAGGTCAACCCCCTATGTGGGCCCGGCAGGGGGAGGGGGCGCCCCCGTTCGGCTCGCGTTGCCTAGCCGGGCCCGCTGGGTGGTGGCGCCCTAGTAGGGCGCGTCCCGGGGCGGGTAGTACCTGCGCCTCGGGTTCGTGTCCGCCACCTGCACGTCGGTGTTGGTGACGTCCTGCGAGTAGCCGTCCACGCGGGTCGAGCTGACGCTCACCACCCCGCCGGAGGCACGGTCACGCAGATCCTTCGCGAGCTGCCGGTACGCGGCGCTCTGCTGGCTGCGCTTGAAGTCCTGGTTGTCGGACTTGAAGTCGAAGCGGCGGGCGAACCGGCGGGCGAGGGCCTCGCAGGCGTCGGCGGCGGCGAGCAGGACGGCATCCCCACGCTGCTCGAGGAAGTAGTCGAGCTCATCGTCGCTGTAGAGGGGGGCGTCGGAGTCGGTGTCGCCGATCTCCAGGCGCACCGCGTCGCGGGTGCTCAGGCTCATGGCGTCCCCCCGTAGGTCCATGCCGTCCCAGCCCCATAGCCGGCGGCGGTCCCCGCCCCATACGTCCAGGCGGACCCGGCGTGGTAGCCGACGGTGCCGGTGGGCGGGTACGTCCAGGCGGTCCCCGCGTGGTAGCCGGCAGTTCCGGCCTCCGGGCCGTAGGTCCAGCCGTCCCCGGCGCCGTAGGTGGCCGCCGACCCGGCGTGGTACGTCCACCCGGCGGCGGTGACCTCCACCCCGCCGAGCTGCTGCGCGATGAGGACCGGCAGCAACGCCGGCACGGGCTAGTCCTCGTAGTAGATGTGCACGGTGCCGACGGCGCTCGCGACGGCGGATCCGACGACGAGCTGCACCTCACCGGCGCAGGGGATGCCCGCCTGGCTGGCGGTCCCGGCGGCGGCGGTGCCGTTGTTCAGCAGCCCCGCGGGGCGGTTCGACCAGGGGCCGGCGTAGTCGACGCCAGCGAGGATCGTGCCGCCGTCGAGACGGCGGGTGAAGGTGTAGTCGGCCGTCGAACCCCACTGCGTGCCGGGCTGGCGGATCTCGATGATCCGGCCGACGATCGGCCGGGTGGTGAAGGTGCCCGCGGCGTTTGCGGCGGCGGCGCTGACGGTGCCGACGAGGGTCTCGCAGTGGATCATCGCTCGGCCCTCCAGGGCAGGTCGGGGATGAGGATCCCCCGTGTTCTGGCACGGCGTGGCCCCGCCTGATGCACCTCTCGGTGCACCAGGCGGTCCATGCGCTCGGCCCGCTGCGCCTCGTCTGAGACCGCCCCCGGATAGAGGCGCTCGTAGTCGGCGGCGCGGCGGGCCTCGGACATCAGAGCCCCACCGCGGACCACTGCACCGTCCCCGCGACCGTGGCGGCTGAGCCGCTGGCAGCGTGGACGGTGATGATGACCGACCCCCCGGAGGGGGTGGCGGCGGCGTAGGCGGAGCCCGTGCCGGCCGCCCGCACCTGGGCGAAGGCGTAGAGCACGGTCCCCAGGCCGGTGGCGACGGTGCCGCCTGCGGTCCCCGCGAGGGAGCCGTAGACGGTCCGCTTGCCCTCGGCCACGACGCCGTTCGGGAAGTACGTCAGGGTGCCCACATGGGCCTCCTCGTAACGCGGGTTACGTCCGAAGATGGGCGTAAAATCCGAAGGGATGGGGCGCCCTCGTCTGGACCGATCAAAGACCTGTCCGCGGTGCGGCGTGGAGTTCCGCCCGAAGGACTGGCGGGCGACGTTCTGCTCGCGCCGATGCTCGAAGTTGCGCGACCTCCCGACAAAGGAGTGCGCAGGCTGCGGAAGGACCTTCCGTAAGAGCAACGAGTGGAGCTACGCCGTCTGGGAGAAGATTCGTTTCTGCTCCCTAGCGTGCCGGGGTAACGGGAAGCCCCAGACCACGAAGGAATGCGCCCACTGCGGCGTGGAGTTCGTCAGCGGCCGGCCGGGCCGCGACAAGTTCTGCTCACACGACTGCTACACGGCGCGCCTGCGGTCCATCGTCTACCCGTTGCGGACCCGTGGGTCCGGGCTGTTCAGCCGACCGATCAAGCGCCTCCTGATGGAGCGCGCCGAGGGTCGGTGTGAGGCGTGCGGCTCCGAGGAGGACCTGGAGTTCGACCATGTCGTCCCGCGATTCATGGGCGGCGACGGATCGCTGGAGAACGGCCAGGTCCTCTGCTCGGAGTGCCACGACCGGAAGACGCTGGAGCAGCGCCCCGGTCAGGAGGAGGCAGCGTAGGTCAGGTCCCGCCTAATCCGTTACAGGATCAGGAAGGATTCTGACCATACACCCACCGCCAGTCCGTAAATCCGCGCGAGTACCGCATGTACGCCCGGTACTTCTGCTCGAAGGTGTCGAAGTCGCCCTCGGCGCCGAACTCGAGCGGGATGCGCTCGTACCAGATGAGGTGCTGCTTCATCCGGGCCGAGTCCACCATGAACCAGGCGTTGGTGTCCTCGAGGTAGTGCCAGACGAGGTAGCGGTAGCGGCCCTGCTGCGGGTTGACCGCGTTGTTGGCCGTGTCCGGCTCGTAGGGCGACGCGCCGGCCTTGATCGCCGCGTCCTCGAGCTCGGGCGGGATGATGACCAGATCCGGCATGACGTCGAGGATGTCCCCGGTGTCGTCCGTGATGTTCATCATCGCGACGCGGGTGGTGCCGAGGTTGTCGGCCGTCAGGGCCAGCGTCCCCTCGTTGGTCTGCGTCGTCGAGTCCGCCGCGTTGTACGGGTGGGCGTCCGAGCAGAGGGCGACCGAGTCGGGCCCGCCGATCGGGAACCCGTAGGTGTCCAGGGTCGTCTGGTCGTTCACGGACGAGAAGGCGTTGGCGAAGACGGCGGCCGCGGACTTCTCCCGGTTGCGGAACGCCGAGTCGCCGAGCGACGTCGCCATCCGCATGATCTCCGGGAACAGGTTGTCGTCCACCATCTTGCGCTGGACGACGAAGCCCTTGGCGTACTCCTCGTGCGTGAACCGCTTGAGCCAACCCTTCTCGGGCTCGTCGTAGACGACCCGGCCGGTGCGCGACAGGGGCGTCCAGTTGGAGTCGAGCACGCCGACGCCGAGCGCCTCCTCGAAGGCGCGCTCGCTGTTGGCGACGTTGTAGAGCTGGCCGATCATGGAGGCGCGGCGACCGCCGGCCGTGAAGCCCATGACGAAGGCATCGCTCGTCTGGGGGGTGAGGAGCTCCGCCCAGTTTCCGCTGGTGACAGGCATCTATCTCACCTCCTAGAGGGCGACGAGGTCGTGGTGCTTGCCGACGTTCCACCGGACGAGCGTGGGCTCGGTGGCGGACGAGTCGGCGACCACGACGAAGTTCTTGTTGGACGAGGTGGTGACGCCCTGGGCGCCGGTGTTCCCCGTCAGGTCGAGGGTCGCGCCGGCGACGCGGGCGTTGGCGTCGACGACGCTGTAGACGGCGTCGCCGTCGCGGATGAACGACAGGTACGTCACGGCGGACGTCCCGGCCTTCGTCTCGAGCGCGACGCCGAGGCAGTTGGTGTCGCCGGTGGCGGCGAGGTCCAGGGTCCCGGACTCCAGGTTCACCATGTCCCCCTTGGTGAGGGTCTCGGTGTCCTTGAACTTCAGGGACTGGATCGTGGGAGCGCCACCCGACAGCCGGTAGGCGAACGTGAATCCGGCCATGCCTGGGTCCTCCTGTAGGTCGGGGGGTGCGCTCCCGGGCGGGAGGTGCTACCCCTGCTTGCCGAGGCCCGCGGCGATCAGCTCGGCGACGGACACGGCCTTGCGGCCGGCCATCGCCTTCTTGACGGCGGCGTAACGCTCGGGGGTCATTCCGGTGGTGCGGGCCGCGTCGAGCTCGTCGGCGGTCAGGTCGGGCGTCGCGTTTTCGCGGCGTCCGCCGTCGGTCGGCGGGATCGTGGGCCTGGGTGCCGTCCCCTTCAGGACGGGCTCACGCTCGAGGAGATCCTCGAGGAGCGTCTGCACGTTCGTCGGCTGGCCGACGTCGTCGAACTCGACCCGGGTCCGGTCCAGCGCCGCGATGGCGAGGTCCGGGCTGGCGATGCCGAGGGTGTCGCGCTGGGCGTAGACGGCGAGGCGCAGGGCGTCGTCGCGGCGCTGCTGCGCCAGGACGGCGGCGGCCTCGCGGGCTTCGGCGGCCTCGGCCTGCGCGCGCTCCAGCTCGGTCATCTTCTCGCGCTCGATCTCGGCGAGCTTCGCCGCGGCCTGCGCGCCTTCGGCGGCGCGGGCGTTGGCGTCCTTCACCTCGTCGCGGAGCTTGTGGATCAGGGCCATCGCCCGGTCCTTGTCGAAGTCCTCCTCGACGGGCGGGGCGGGCGGTGCGGGCGTCGGGGTGGTGGTGCCTCCCGTCGCCGGGATGGTGGTGCTGGTGCTGGTCGTGCCGGTCACGACAGGGGGCGTCTCGCCCGTCGTCGCAGGGGTGGGGTCGGGCACCTGGCCCTCTCCTCTCGTCAGGGACGGGCACCTGGCGCCGTCCGTTGGGTCGTGCAGGAGGGGGAGGTCAACCCGCCGGCCCGCGATCCATCGCCAGCCACGGAACCGCCCCGAGTAGCGGGAGGGGGACTCGAACCCCCGGCCTTCCGGGTATGAGCCGGACGCGCTGCCACTGCGCCATCCCGCGACGCTGGCGGCTAAGGGCCAGTGGCCCTCGCCGCCGCACCCGTCGGCCGAAGCCTTCGGGGGGATCAGGAGGCCCGGCGGGCCGCCTTCGCTCGGGCGGCCCGCAGGCTGCCCTCACTCGTTGAGCGCCCCCAGGTGAGCGACGTCCTGGTGGCGACGAAGTCCTCGAGCCGCACATCGCCACGCTGGTAGGCGGCGAACTTGGAGGGGCCGAGGACCATCCGCTGCACCGACTCGGGCGCCGCGGCGAACAGGTCGGGGCCGGCGGGGACCGGGTCAGGCTCGGCGAGGCCGGGGAAGCCGAGGTCCGACCACGGGACCGTCACCGGGGCCATCACACACCTACACCTAGGGTGGCTTGCCATTGCCTCGTCGAGGGGGTGCACGGATCCGTGCTGCGCCCAGCAGGACGCGCAGGTGCGTGACCCGAGGCCCGCGACCCACACCCACGCCCGGACGGTCGGCTCCCGCCGGAACGTCTCGCGGGCGGCCTCCCGGTGGGCCCGCATGATCTCCGTCCTGGCGATCGTCACCGCCCGCACCGGCTGGCCGGCGAGGACGCGGCGCATGTCGCGGGCGACGGCGTCGGGGCCGTGGCCGGTGGCGACGCCTGTCACCAGGGCTCGGCCGAGGGCGTCAGCGCCCTCCTGGCCGAAGGTGGCGAACAGGCGGGCGAGGGGGCCGCGGGGGGTGAGGTTGGCGACCGCCTGGTCGATCGCCCCGACGTTCAGGAGGGTGGTCGAGGCCGTGACCCCCGGCGGTGTCACGGCCCCGACCATGCGGGCTGCGCCCTCGACGGCCTGTCGGCGCGTCGTGTCCACCTGCTCGTCGATGATCCCCTTCGCTGCCACGCCGTAGCGGGTGAGCTCGGCGGCGGCCTGGTCGCGGAACGCCCGGATGCGTTCCACCCGGTAGATGCGCGCCGGGGAGACCGGACCCCCGCCGGACCTGGCCTCCCCGAGCGCCTCGAGCGCGGCGTCGAGCTCCACCGTGAGGCGGTGGTAGACGTCGCGGTAGGCGTCCATCAGCCGACGGGCGGCGTCGGTGTCGCCCCGCAGGACGGCGGCGCGGAAGCGCCGGGCCTCACGTTCGATGAGGCTCACGGCGCAGGTGGGGACTCGTCGTCCTCCACGTCCACGGTCCACGACCGGAGCTGGTCCTCAGCGGACTGCATGGAGGCCCGGAGCATCCCGAGCGCCGCCCATGCGGTTGGCGACTCGGACCCGTCCGCGCCACCGCCCCCGCGATGCGCTAGGTAGCGGACCCCTTCGGGACCGGCGACGTCGATCACGACCATCCAACCGACCGCGATCTCGTCGGGCCGGAGGTAGGCGCCGAGCGCCTCGTGGACGACCTGCGAGACCGGCCTCTCGTCGTTCATCGCGGCCTGCCTGCCTGCTCGCGTTCCTCGTAGGTCATCGTCGTGCCAGGCCGACGCTCGTACTCGGCGGTCACGCAGGCGACGCCGCATCCGCACGCGGTGCAGTGGATCGGACCGACGCAGTTGTGTGGGTCGATGGGGTGGTGCGTCTGGACGCACAGCCGGACCCACTGGATCGGCTCACTCACCGGCCTGCCCTCCCCCGTCGTTCGCGCCGTTGCCGTCACCGGAGCCGCTCGCCCCGATCCCGTCGGAGCCGGTGTCGAGGAACCGCTGGGCGGCGGCCATCGCCTCGTCGGCCTCGGTGCGGCGGTTCGCCTCCTCCTGGTCCGGGTCGAAACCCATCCTGGTGAGCAGCGTCCGCTTCGACACGCCGATGCCCTGCAGGATCGCGGCGGTCGCCGCCTCCGACGCCTCATCCTCCGAGGCGGGGTTCTCCCACAGAACTTCGATGGTGACGGTGTCGAGGTCGTCGGGGCCGGGGACATCCACGCCGGCGGCTTTCGCGAGGCGGACCGCCATCCGGGCGGCATCCTCCCATTCGTTGCCGAACGTGACGGCACGGTCGCGGCATCGCTTCACGAGGCGCGACTCGGACGCCTTGATCGACTCCCCGCTCGGCATCGCCCCCGTCGTCAGCAGGTGGAGGGGCATCCCGGAGCGGCGGGCGATGCGCGACAGAACCTTCTCGATCGAGTCGAGGATCGGGGTGATGTCGGCGTTGTTGAACTGGCCGAAGGTGGCGTCCTTGGCTTGCGCGACCCACACTTCACCGGGGGCGTTCACGAAGGACGCCGACGTCGGGTCCACGCCGGTGACGTACCGCTGCGCCCACCCCTGGTTGTCGAGGACGGCGGCGAGGTCGAGCACCTGCTTGTTGATCTCCAACTGCATCGGCACGACGTTCACCAGTTCGCTGCGGCCGGTGGTCTCCCCGAGGGGCCGGTTGCGGAAGTGGACGACGGGGACCCCGAGGGGCTTGCCGGACTCGTCGGTCCAGGGGCGCGGCCACTGCGCGGGCGGCTCACCCTCGACCGCAGCGTCACGCCACTTCGCCCACCCACCCCGGCCGGTGGAGCCATGGAGCTTGAACCAGCATTCGATGCGGTCCGGGTGGTAGACGTTCATCCGCACCACGGGGCGGCCACCCGGGTTCGACGGCCCCTTCTCGGCGGTGTCCCACGTCTTCACCGCGTAGAGCTTGCGGTCCGGGTCGTCGTCGGCGTAGACGACCTTCATCCGCTCGGGGGCGTTGTAGGCGAACGTCGGCTGCTCACGCCCCGCATCCCAGCCGACGATGCCGAACGCCTCGGCGCGGCTGAGGGCGACGGTGTGCACCACGCCGGCGGTGGCGTCGAGGCGGTTCGCCCGCCAGAAGGAACGGTCGAGCCACCGCACGAGCTGCGCGGACGCCTCGGACTCGTCCTCCTCGTCACCGATCTCGACGGCGAACCCTTCTACGGTGAGCCGCTCGGCGACCATGTCCACCATCGGCTCGCAGAAGTTCTCGCGGAAGCGGACGCCGTCGGTCTCCAGGAACTCCCGGAGGCGGTCGGTCAGCTCGGTGGACTGGTCGCCCTCGTAGAACCGGCGGTACAGGTCGAAGTTCTCGACCCGTTCGGCGCCCATGTCGGCGCACCCGTCGAGCCAGTCCTGCACGTCGCCTGCGAGGTCGGGGGCGGGCGGCTGGCCGTTCGATGCGCGGACGAGGTCGATCGCAGTAGCCATCGACACCCCCGAGAACGAGAAAGGGCCCCGATGCGCCGCGTTGGCGGATGGGGCCCAGCAGTATCAGGGGTCGGTAAGGACGCCCGGAGAACTTCTAACCGGGCACGCTAGCAGGGCCCCCGGATGCGGTATAGGCGGGCATCTCCGGGTCCTCCGGTGGCGGGACAACTTCCAGGTAGGGGCCGCACGGCATCGCGGCGAGGGCGGCGAGGTGTTTCCGCCACTATCCCCTCGATCCACTCCCTCGGGATCATCTCGCTCAGGCCGGTCACGTCCCTAGGCGGCGCACGTCACTCCAGCGTCCCGACGGCCCGGTCCAACTCGGCCGCGAGGTCAGGGTTCGACGCCTGGAGGGTGGATGCCGCGTCGGAGAGCACCTGCCGCATCGTCCGCTGCTCCCCCTCGACCTCGTAGATGGCGTCCGGGTCCTCCCTGGCAAGGGCGATGACGGCGTCCATCGACTCCAGCAGGTCGCCGTAGCTGGAGCCGTCGAGGTTGACGAAGGCGACGTCGGCGTTGAAGCCGGCGACCGTCACCGCCTGGTCGGGGGTGAGGGTGGCCGTGTCGCCTCCCCCGCAGCCGGCGGCGAGGCCGAGGATGGCGGCGAGGGACACGACGACAAAGCACGCGGCGTTCAGCAAGTTTCTCATGCCGCCGCCACCGTACCAGCAAGGTCGACGGCGGACAGGACCGACGAGACCGTGCGCTGACTCACGCCCACCTCGGCGGCGATCTTCGCCTGGCTCATGCCCTCCTGCCGCAGGGCGATGATCCGGGCGTTCCGCTCCATCGTCGGCGCGGTCGCCCCAGGCCCGCGCTTCCACTCGCGCTCCACCTTCGGAGGCTCGGCCGTGACCCACTTCGGGACCTTGATCTCTGGCGGCATCCGCCGCGACAGGTAGGCGAGCGCCTGGTCGAGGGGCATCCCCTCGGTGCGCGGCGTCGTGCCGTAGACGAGGACGCGCATCGTCAGGGAGTAGAGGTCCGGCAGGTTGTCGCGAAGCCGCTCCAGCGCGCGTTCGAGGGCCGCGTAGCTGCCCGCCTGGCGGTAGCGGCGGCGCTCGGCCTCCCACTGGAAGGGGTCGTCGAGGTGACGGCCGCGGCGCAGGGCCTCATCGCGGGCGAGGCGTGCGAGCTCGGAGTCGATGCGGCGGGGGTCAGCGGCTCGCACCCGCTGGGTCTTCGTGCCGACCGGCTCCCCCGTGTAGGCGTCCACCCGGACCCGCGCCTCACCCTTACAGGCGTCGCATCGGCGCTGCTTCTTGCCGAACGACCCCTTGCCGCCGCACGCCTGGCAGGGCTTCCATTTGGTCGGGGCCTCCCCGGCGATGTCGCCCATGTGGGCGGTCTTCGGCCCGGGGAGGTAGTCGAACAGGGAGCGTAGGAGGGCCTCGATCTGCTCGGTGCGGGTCACTTGAACCTCTCAGCGAAGACCGCGGCGAAGTCCTCGCCGAGCTTCCGGGCCATCTCGTCCACGTCGATGAACCGCC